TCTTTCATTCTTTGGTTCATATGCCGGGTCTTCTGGATTAGTCAATGCACTTGTAAGAATATCGGCATCACGAAGATATTTTGTCTTTGCATCAATATGTGTTTTATCAGTTGCACTGGTGATATTTCTAGCGCCAAGAGTTCTTGCTTCAATGTGGTAATCTGGGTTTTGCAGTCTTGCTTGCTTTACTGTATCGCCCAACTTAGGATTGTGTGCATATTCATGAAGAACGCCAGTGTATTCCCAACCCACTCCAGTCTTGAAGATTTGATTCCTCCACCACTCAAAATTACCTCTTTTGATTCTGAGCGAATACGCATCCATAGGCAATTCGTGTGGGAATTGGAAGTCACCCACCAGATAGTCATCCGCATCAATCATCCATGCATAGTCTGCTTTACCATCGCATTCACGCAAAGCACGGGTTCGGGTCTTACCAAAACCCTCCCAAGGAACTTCAATAAGTTCTCCGGGGATTCCCTGCTTTTCCCAATACTCCCGAACATATTCCTGAGTACCATCAGTAGAGCCGTTGTCACAAACAACCCAATAGTCAATCTTGTCTTTCACTGATTCGAAACATTCGATAAGGTGTTCGGTCTTTTCGTTCTTTACAATCATGCACAGTGTGATTGTTTTTCTTGTTGGGTCGCTCATGATAATTCTCCTAGAATGGATGCGATTTTGATGTGGGCTTGACCATCACCGAAGGGACAGTCGATGTCTAGTTTGGGTTGCTTGATGTTTACATCGAATGCTTTCGATAGTAATGATGGGGTTTCTATTAGCATTAGATTTCTATGAAGTCCTGCCTGTCTTTCGGTAGTTTTTCTACAGACCAAGACTTTCTTTTTATAGAAAGATGCTTCTTCCTGTATACCACCACTGTCACTGATTATCATTCTACAATTTGCAATCAACTGTAACATTTTGGGGTACGGTACTGGTTCTATGACCTCGACATCTGTGAGAATGTCTTTATGCTTTTGCACATTCGGATTTGGATGAAGGGGCAAAACAAATCTTAAAAGAGGGTAATTCTTTGCCAGATTGTTTACTTCCTTAAACCACGCTTTCATGTTTTCGTGATTCTCTCTTCGGTGGAGAGTCACAAGAACAAAGTCATCATATGTAATATCTAGGTCTGGTAAATTGTCTATGACAGTATTACCAACAACATACTTCTGCCCGTTCTTCTTTTCCAGTTCTAAGTTCATTGCGTCTTGTGTTGTTGGACACATGTTGTGTGTTGACATGCAAGATATCATTTGTCTGTAGGATTCTTCTGGATAAGGATTGTCTCTGTCGTGAGTTCTCAATCCTGCTTCAACATGAACAATTGGAATCTGTCTATGAAAGGAAGCGAGAGCAACAGCAAATGCAGTTGCAGTGTCACCCTGAACGATAGTTCTGGAAACACCTTCAAAAACATCAGAATCTAAAATGGTAGAGACTATTGAATTTAGTCGATTATCCCCGTCCTTAATTTCAAGGGATTCGTCATATTCAAACTGACCGATGTCTTTTTGTTGACCAGTAAAGAGAACCTTTACTTCATTATCTTCTTTGAGTTTATTAACTAGTTTTTCTAGTTTAATCCACTCGGGTCTAGTTCCGTATGCAACTAATATCATTTACCATTTCCTCTAGATTTGTATCGAAATCACCTTCGATGAAATAACCAAGTCTGTTCATCTTACTTGGGTTGATTGAATATTTGAAATCATGTCCTGCACGGTCTTCTACAAATTCTATGCAGTCCTCTGGATTTTTGTCTAATAGTTCACAGACCTTGTTCACCACTTCAATATTCTTCAAGTGGAATCTACTAGAAACATTGTATGTTTCATTTAGTCTAGAATTTTCCAGAATGAATCGAACTGCCTTTGCGGTATCTTTCACATACATCCACTCTCGCTCTTGTTGACCATCACCATATACGGGAATCTTTTCACCTGCCGCTATCTTTCGAAGAATGGTTGGCAGGAATTTTTCTGAGTGTTGTCTAGGACCGTAGTTGTTCGATGGACGAACCATGAGGTATTCCAGACCATATGTGTTTGCATACGAAGTAACCAAGTGTTCTGCCGCCGCTTTACTTGCGGAGTATGGATTTCTTGGGTCGAGTTTACTTCTTTCGGTGAACGACCTATTCACAGCAGAACCATATACTTCGTCGGTGGAGAAGTGTAGTATTTTAGTATCTGTTTCACGACAGGCATCTAGAAGTGCTTTGGTTCCTAGAATGTTAGTCTTCATGAAAACGTCTGAATCTTCGATAGAATTATCGACATGAGTTTCTGCCGCGAGATGAATTATCCAATCAATCTTACGTTCTTCGATTAAGAGTTTCATGTGACTGGATACACTAATACAACCAGGCGAAAAGGAGAAATTTTTGTTGTCCTTAAAGGACTCCATGTTTTCTTCTTTTCCTGCATAAGTCATCTTGTCTACACCATGAACGATGTAACCCGCATTTAAAAACTCTTCTGTTACATGACTTCCAATGAAGCCTGCACACCCAGTAATCATCACTCGTTTCACTTCATTCATACATCATCTCATTTGCTTTTCTATAGGATTCCAGTGTACCGGCATCAGTCCACCAACCATTCACATGACTATGTTTTGCTTCATCATTATTTATGTACCGATTTATGACATCAGCAATTTCATACTCTCCTCGCTCTGAGGGTTCAATGTCCTCGATGATACTAAAAACAAAATCATCAAAAAGGTAAACACCAATACAGGCATCTGCTTCACCAACACCTTCTGGTTTTTCTTCTAGTCGCACAAGTTTGTCTTCTTCGAAATGACCGATTCCATATCGGTGACCATCGGGTACTTTCTTGAAAAATAAGTGACAACCATAAGTGAATTCATCTACCTCTCTGAATGCATCAAAGTTAAACATGTTATCACCAAGAATTACCATGCAGGAATCAATCCCGACAAATTGTTTTGCAACATACAAAGCACCCGCGACACCATTTGGTTCGTCCTGAGTCTTGTATGTTATTCTGCAACCAAAATCAGAACCACTTTTAAGAAGCATTGAAAAATGACCCACGAACTCTGGATTCGTGACAACTAAAATATCAGTAATTCCAGACGCGACCATTCTTTCAACACAGTGCATAACCATAGGCTTATCACCAACTGGGAGCAAGTGTTTGTTTACCGAAATTGTAAGGGGCATCATTCTGGTTCCAGAACCACCCGCAAGTATTACACCTTTCATTCTTCACTCCAATCGTAAAAATAACCAAAACAACTACCGTTATCTTCCATACCGTCTTCAAATCTTTTCTTGGGATGACCTAAAATTTGAATGAAAGGATGAACATCAAGCGATATTGGTCTAGAACCAACACCGTCACATATAAAGTCTGGGTGGTTTGTATATTCCTCAATACCACCACTAGTGATTATTGCACGCTTACATGTTCTTTTTATTTGAAGGACGATATCAATACCATGTTGAAGTGTTAAATGTTCTAGTGTATGTCTTAGTACACATAAATCATAAAAATTATCTGGTTTGTCTTTTAGGTGTTCCGCACAATCCCCAAATACGAATTGTACATTTTCTATGTGACCGTACCTTTCTTTGTTGTGTTTTATGGCATAAGAGGAAATATCATTCCCAACATATTCAACACCATCAAGGTCTACATCTTTCATCCAGTTCCAGTCACCACAAGAAGCATCGAATAGAGTTTTTATTCCATTTTCTTTAATGATAAGATTTAAATTTTTGACAAACTTTCTGGTATAGGCTTTATGTGAACCAATACCAGACATACTTTCCTCTAGTCCTTGCTCAACTGCCCCAAGTTCCCACAAATGATTTTCACAACAAAAATTAAATAGTTCCTCAAGACTTGCGTCTACTGAAGGACCATCAATCACATATGGAAGATTTACTTCAAACTGAAATCTATCGGTCATTATTATCTCATTCCGTGCATTGCTGGAAACTTTTGTTCTAGTGGATAGTCTGTACAAATCCCACGAAGTCTCTTATCAACATCGTCGAGTTGTCCGTGGTCAACTGCTATTCCACCGTCTACCTCTTTGTTAGGATAGCACCAAATGTATCCATGTCGTGTCATTGTAACGGCATCGTCTTCATGCCAAAACCAATTCACATCTTTCTTGGATAACCCTTCCACCGCTTCAAGACTTTTTGCATGTAACCAAAGTCCATCAACTTCTAGAAACTTCTCTGGTACTCTATGTGTGGGTTCATCATGACCCAAGTACCATTCGTCATCCACAAACCAAACATCAACTTCCACATCGAAACCCATCTCCAGAACCTTTATGATTTGGTCTGGTCTGTTTTCTGTTTCTGGGTCACTACCAGTCAGATTGCCTCGATGTGAAATAATAATCATTGGTCTAAAAATGCTCTCAGGTCTTCGGGTGTGCCGATACCCCACATGGAGTGAACGTAGAATGGGACTAGAGTCTTACCGTCTTCGATGAGTTCGTTGTACACAGGTGCGATATAGAATTCATTGTTGACGCGAATGTCCTTCTCAATCATTTGCTCTGCATACTTAACAAAGTCAGAACCCTTACGATACCAGTAGATTCCACAGGTTGCAATGTTTGAGATGGGTTTCTTCTCTGCAACTTCTGTAATAATCCCTCTTGAATTGGTCTTGACAAAAGACCACTTGGGGTGAACTGCTTCGAAGGTGTAGACCATAGCGTCAACATCCGTCATCTCTTTCATCATATTGAAATTTTCGGGAGAGTATTCAATGTACTGGTCTGAGTTTGCAATCAGCAAATCTTCATCATTGTCGATATGTTCTTTTGCAAGAAGAGCAGTACAAGCGGCACCTTCAGTTAACTCATCAACGACTACAATACTACACTTTCCATTTGTAATTCGTTGAAGGGTATCTTCGAGTCCCTCATACTTATCTAGGTGTTCACCGCGAACCAAAAAAATGTACTCTGCGTTGAAATCAAGATTTTCAACAACAGTCTGAATCATTGGTTTTCCGTTAACATCAATGAGAGGCTTCGGGAAGGTGTATCCTTCTTTAGCGAATCTTGAGCCTTCGCCCGCCATCGGTATTAAAATTTTCATTTTCAAATCTCCTGAAATTTTCTAAAGTTACTTCTGTTGTGTTTTTGACATTCCAGATATTAGAATCAGGAACGACGCTAGATTTTGCCGACTGCATTCCCTTTGGACTATCTTCGACAATTATACATTGACTTGGTTTTATATCAAGTTTTTTTACGGCAAGATTATAACAATCTGGATGTGGTTTGTTATTTTCAACGTCTTCGTTTGTAATAATCATATTGAAATATTCAAACTGACCCGTTGACTGCAACATCTCCAATGTTGTTCTTGCGATGGAGTTGGTAACACAAACTATCTTGATTCGTTTACCTTTCAGATACTCAAAGAGTTCAATTTTCTCTTCTTGTATCTTTCCGTTTTCTTTAATCGTATCTAGTGTGTAGTCTTGTTTTAGTTGCCAGACTTTCTTACTCTGCTCCTCGTCCAACCCCAACATATCAAGTTTTACCTTCGTTGGTAATCCATTGTATGTTGAGATATGGTCTTCTCTACTAATAGAAAATCCAACCACTTCATCTAACGCACGATTAAGCGACAAGTAATGCCAATCACAAGCATCAACAAGAACACCATCTAAATCAAACAGAACCGACCGGACCATATTGGTACATCTCCCTATCACTCTTTATATTGTACATTTCCATGAGTTCTTTTATCTCCGAAGAGTATTCAAGGTTATTCCACTTACCTTTGATAATCGCAGTTGCTGTGTATGGGAAGATATGAGAATCGTAGTGTGCTTGTCCTCGTAATTGTTCTTCACCTTCAAAGTAAACATAACCTGTGCATGTGTTTCGGAACTTTGCCTGAATATTTTCTTCCAGTTCCCAGATATTGTATTCCTCTCCTTCAAGCAACTGAATGAGAGAAGACTTCTTCCAAAGACTAGGCTGAACAGAGAATCCATAGTGTCCGTGCTGAACACGAATAGACGGAGCGATTTCAAATGCAACACCAAGAGTTGCAATTAATTTAATCGTATCAATACCTTCCTTCTCTTTCAGGAATTCACAACATCTGTTGATTTCCTCCATCTTTGGTTCATCATAAAGAATCATATCTTCGTGTAGATAAAGCACCATGTCCTCTTCAACTTTAGGAAGAGATTCAACAAGTCTTTTTGTATATGGTGTTTCTTCATCATACAAGAAGACCGTTTCATCTTTGAGTAAATCATGATTCTCATTTATCGAGAAGTATCGTTTGTGGTCAGGGAAATATTTCTTCAACTGACCAAGACACATTTCAAGTGCGTCTACACAATCTGTATGTGTGTGAATGTAAAAAGCAAACATAACTTACCCCTTTAGATACTTACATTTTTCGTAAAGACCAGTATCAATCATGAAGTACTTGTGCATCAAATGATTGTTGACACACTCCCACATTGGATACTGCATTAGTTCTTTTGATTTTTCTTTTTCAGGCAAAAGTACCTCATTTGTAAATTGTCGTGGGTCTTCTGATGGATGTTGAAAAAGATTACTGTCGGGCCATCCCTGAGTAACTGCTTTCTCATACCCACTTCCAGCAGTTAAGTAAGAACTCATTTTATCATACAGGTCAATGAACTTGTCCATATTCTCCGAATTTGAATAGAACCATTGGTCTGCCATTCCTGCATTGATTTGATTCCACATTGCACTATACATGTATGACATATCATTGTCTGGGTCAAAATTCATACGAGAAACATAGTACTCTAGGTCTTGGTCACGGTCACGCTGACCCAAATCATATCGACAACTAATAACACAATCATACTTAAAGTTGTTTTCTTTTTCGTATTCTTTCTTCAGTTCGATTGCCTTTGCTCTTGTGTAATAAAAACTAAAAGCACGGAAAAGATACTGCCAGTCTCGATATGGTGAGTAAAGATATCTTTCCAAATCAATTGCATTTACCTTTTCACTAAAATCAATCTGAGGTTCAATGACCCACTTCTTTGGTTGATACCAATCTGTGATTAACTGTGTTTTATTGACATCCCAAGAATGACAGAAGAAATCTGCATCAGGAACTTTCTTCAGGATTCGTTCTTTAATATGTTCATGTCCCATTTCACCCGAATCGGGAAAATGGTGTGTAAATAGTCCGTATAGGCATACTGCGGTTTTCATAAGTTTTTGAATACCGTAAACTCTCTCAAGTCTCGGTAACCTCCTTCTTCAATTAAGTCGGGTACATGTTCTGGATAATTTTGCATAAGTGCAAGACCATGTGCCGCTTGTTGTGGTGTCATGTACATATTCCACCCAAGGTGAGTAATGTCATCTTCTTTGTATGGTACTGCGTGTCTTCCTTCGTATCGTGCAACACGAAGCCAGTCTGCAATTTCTTTATTGTCGGTTAGAATCATCCCACCCTTACCAATCTTAAGATGCTTCTTGATATGAAACGACAGACACATGTGAGTGCCAGGTTTATACATTCCAGAAGTAAATCTCTTTGCGGCATCATAGATTGGATATGGTTTGAGTTGATATATTCCTTCCCATTCCTCATCAGTAAACTTTACACTTGCACCCGCGTGTATGACTGACATAGGCACAGAAAGATATGTCTTTGCGGGAATCGAAACTTCAAAAACTCCAACAGCCTTACAGCACAAAAATAATGCATCGGTGCAAGAAGTGACTGCAACAGCATAAGGAGCGCCGGTATAGTTTGCAACTGTCTCCTCAAACATTTCAACAATTTTAAATGGGTTGTGTTTCATTTTTCCATTATCCAATACTTTTCACTGAATCCGCACTTCTCAAAAAGAGACTTACTTGCAGAATTTTCTATTTTAACTCTTGCGTATGAGTTTGGGAATCGTTCCATGAGGGATTCGATTAGTGCTTCACCAACTCCTCTTTTTTGGAAGTCTGGATGCACACAAACTCTAATATCATTTTCAATCGAACCCGCATATCCCGCAGGTTCACCATCACACAGAGCAACAACGTAATTGTCATTATACTCTTTCATATATTTATACTGCTGTTCATAAGTGATATGAACAAACTCAATAAACCCCCCCTGAACTCTTGGGTCATTCCGAAGGGTTCTTATAAAGTCCCAATACTTCAATTCATTATCTACAACTTCAATCACCAAGTTTCCTCCCGAACCAAATACGAACTAGTATCCCACATTCCTCTTTGGAGTTGACCATTCCATGCAGAGAGATAACCTCTATCAAGACTCAAACCCAAATCAGGATTTAACGCAGAACCCAAGTCCAAATAGGTGTTGTTCGGTTCCAGTTTATTCAATTCATGAATACAAATATTACCTAGACTACTGGCAGCAAACAAAAACAAAATACCCGTCTTTGACCCAGCCGTAAAGTCCTTAACTTCATCAATGATGTGTTCATCGTTAATTATGCAATTAGAACCAACACGAAAATCCTTTATCACATTTGGAATATTATCCAGAGTTGACCTCTCATTACAAACAATGGCAACTTCGTATTCTGAAAATAGAGGAACAATCTTTTTTCTAAAATCAATGTAGTTTGAATTTATAAACAGATTTGCATAGGTAGTATTCTCGATGTCTGAACCACTATTATCAATCATCCAATCTCTAGGACTATATCCAACTATTCCTGCATCTGAATTTGTAGTAATTCCAATGTGGTAATTGTCTGCCTTGTACTTGAAAGCCTCCCATAGTTTTTCTCTGTGGGACTGGTGCTTTTCTGCATCGAATTCTTTCTGGTCTTCTGGATAAATGTAACCATGTGACTCGGGACTCAATGAGTATGACTTGTTTTCTAGAATCCATAACTCACCATCTGCCCATCGCGTAAAGGCAAACGGTTGTCTGTTTTCTAACTTATCGAGATACTTATTGAATTCTTGTTTGAAGTCTTTCATTCAACCTCCAAGAGTTTGAAGCCTTCATTATCAACTTTGTTGCTAAGAACATGACCCATCAACATACCAGCAGTAAATTTCTGACCGTCTGAAGTTTGATATTGTGTCATGGAAATTCCTTCATCGCTGTGACCATAGTCATTTCCCTTTATGCTTCCCCACAATTCCATATCTTCCTTTGGGTGTGGAGGAACATACGTTCCCTTTCCGGCATACTTCTGAACCATATGAGCGAAATGGATATCTTCACCAACGATTGGAATGTAATCCTTCGGTGGTAAGTCTCTCCAGAATGCACTTAGCATGTCACGATGAAAGAACCAAGAGTGACCGACAATATCCACTTTCGTAGTTTCTTCATTCGGTTCACACCAACCAAGTCTCCTCAGTTTTTGCCAACTGTAGTGCTTATCACCAAAGATAACACCAACAGTTCCAAGTAAACCAATGTCTTCATTGCTCTCGTATGTCTGAATACAATTTTCCAACCAACGCTTGCCTGGGATTGTATCATCATCGAGTACGCAGATATAATCAGAACGACAATTCAGAGCATAGGCAAATCTTGCCCATACTCCGAGATTACTATTACAATTTGAATAGATGGTTCTATCAGTTAATGACTTTTCGATTTCATAGCCGGGAACTTGATTCTGCCACGCTAAGATTTCGTTTGGTTTATGTGACTGATTTTCAACTGCATTCAATTGTTCTTCAAACCATCGAGTTCGTTTGAAGCAATTCATAATAACGGAAACAGTTGTCATGTTACTTTTTCTCCATATTGCATTCCCATCTTCCCATGTGCAGTTTCTGTGCTTCCCCAATACTGTTGAGAATAAGATGGTTCATTCTTAAATTCTGTTTCCAGACCAGTGTAGTGCTTGGGTAAGAAATAATGACTAGGGTATATTCTTAGTTTACTATACCTGTTATTCTGAACAGTTCTAGTTAAATACTCAGGTCCCACAACTTTCCAAGCAGTTAGATTTGGTAAAGTGGCAATTTGGTCTGGGGGCATCTGACTAATACCAGCAATCATAAACTCCATGAGTTGATTGTTTTTGGATGCCGCAAGATATCCGTTACACATCAACCCCGTTCGGATATATTCATTTTCCCAACAAGAAAATGAATCATTGTCGGTCATCCAATCAGGAAGAGGTGTCGTGCAGATAGAGTCAGCATCAATAAAAAACCCGCCGTGGTCGAAGAGCAGTTCATACCGAAGTATGTCTGCCTTTCCGGCGAGTTCTTTCATTGCATCAAACTGTTTTCTGTTTCGAATTTTGGGTAGGTTATCTTCAGTCCAAAGACGATGTTCCCATGTGGGATTCATCTTTATCCAAGTATCAATCATTTCTTGTGGACGCTTAGACTGGTCACCTAACCAAATCTGGTGTATAATCTTTGGGATGCTCATAATAAAAAGTCCTCACTTTAGTTTCTCTTCCCTATATGGTATTTAGGACAAAGTTCCCAATCACCCTTTTCTCTATACGGAAGAATTTTTATTTGCTTAATCGAAGCAACTGGCTCTTCACTTTTTTCCGGGTCTACTAGTTCTATTAGACCCCACTCATCAAGAAGATTTGCAATGGTATTCCTTCTTGCAATGTCTTCTTCTCCTAAATTAGTTGGTAACTGGTCAAGTGCAAATAGTTCTTTGAAGTGAACGATATAGTACTTGCCTCTTTTGTGGAGAATATGACAAGATTGCCATAGTTTCTTTTCTTTTTTCGAGGAAACGCCGATTCTTGTTAGGGTTTCTCTTACCTTTAGGAAGTCATCATCTTCCTTTAATTTCACTTCGACAAGGTCCTTGATGTCCAAGTCGATATACTTTTCATCTTCCATGTTATCTGTTCTCCTCACATTTAAGATATAACACTGGAAGTATTTATGAAAATTAGGACCTCAACCCCCCGTAAACAACTCTTCCTTAATGGATTCGATATCTTCGGCAGAAAGAAGGTCAATTACTTCTCTGGTTTTTCGATTACCATAACCAAAGTACTCCTTGACGATTTCAAAGTTTTCAGACTCTTCATTTTTTGCCCATTTGCTAAACCGCTTTCTCTTCCTTATAGAGTTTTGCAGGTAGTCAAATTGTAACTTCTTGTCTAGGTCTGGATACCGATTCATATTGTTTGTTTGAAGAATGGTGTCTGGAAAATACGACAAACACCGATTGACAATATAAGGTTGGTATTTCTTTTCAACCCAGTCATCATCTGTGTCCATCAACTGTTCTTTGCTCCAGTTGATTGCTGTCAAGTATTCACCCAGTTTCATGATATTTCAGTATCCTCGTCAATCACTGCAACAATATCTTCTTGATTTACCATATCCCACCCCATTGCTGGCTGCACTGATTTTCGGGGATAAAGGACAAAATCACCCTCCAAATAATCTGGAGTGACTTCTTTTCCGTTTGGGAGAACTGTCGGAAGACCAATACTCATAATCTTACCTTTTACAAAGTCAACATTTTCTCTGGGTGTAAAAATAATACCACCGTTGCTCTGCTCACTTGGAACAATTCTCTGTATAGCCACTTTACCTCTCATCGGATAAAATTTATTCATTTGTATTCACACTCCATCATTAGTTCTACAAGACATGCTGTCATGTTAATTTCGTGGTCTGCAACAAACGCAGACTTGTATTGATACTCACCCAAAATCAAAATAGCCTGTGGTACAGACCTAGATTCTAAATGTGTATTCAAACCATCATATATCTTTCGGAAGATTTGTGTCTGGTCATTATCAAGATGGGAAACTACCCACTTTCGAACTTCAGAAAAGTCTTTGTTCTTCATCGAGGACATGAGGTCTGAAATTTTAATGTCACCGATTGTGCTTAGAATTCCTTCATCAATTACACCACCAACAGAATACCTCTGGAGTTCATTGATGATTCTTCGGAAGTCGGGGAAGTGACGAAGGATTACCTGAGCAAGAACCTTTTCATCATACTTGATTCCTTCCGTGTCAAGAATCATCTTACACCGTTCCATTATCCCTGATGCAATCTTGGGTTTGTCTTTACCCTGAATCTTAAATTCAATACAAGTACATCGAGAATGAATCGGTTCGATGATTCGATTTTTAAAGTTACATGTAAGAATAAATCGGCAGTTCTCTGCAAACTCTTCAATAAATCCACGAAGTGCAGGCTGAGTTGACTGTGCGTTTGAATAATCAAACTCATCAAGGATAACAATCTTCTTGCCGCCACTCAGAGAAACCGTGCTTGCAAAGTTTCGAATCTTTGTTCGGAGCGTGTCGATGTTTCCATCCTCCGAACAGTTAACGACAATATGGTCTGCATCTAACTCATTACAGAGAGCCCGAGCGATGGTAGTTTTACCACAACCCGGACCTCCCGACAGTAACAAATTTTGAGACTCGTTTGCTCCCACCATCTCAGCAAATGTGCTTTTGATGTTCTCTGGAAGTATACAATCATCTATTCTCTGTGGTCGATACTTTTCGACCCAGAGGTATTGTTTATTTTCTTGCATGATTTACTCAGGAGTTAAACTTAGAATCTGATTCAAGAGCAATCCAATAAGTCGCATCCAAGTTACTGTGACTGAATTGACTCACAACACCATCCGAAACTTCCACATGATAGTCACCGGGAAGCAACTTGAGATTTTCTACCTTAAAGTAGAATTCAAAATCATGGTCATCTTGTAGTTCACCAACGACAACAGAGTAATTGTTGCTAGTGGGTTCACTTCTATCCATGACAACCAACTCAATTTGTCCGTTGTTAGAACGGGCGCACAGGTCATTTAGTTGCATGACTGAAGCGGCTTTCATGAGTTCTTGGAACATGCTAGATGTAAGGTCGAACGAAACAACTGCATCCGGCATGTTTAGCGACTTCGTTGGAACTGTAAGGAGTTTTGGTTCGCTGTAGTAGTAAGTGACGGAGGAGTTACCCTTTTCACTGCTAATCTCAACGCTCTTTTCCCCAAACGAAAAAACTGGGTCAGAGAAAAGTGAGATGGTTCCGAGAAACTTGTTCAAGTCCCAAATACCAAACTCAACATCAAAGGTTTCCTGCACAGTTGCCTGTGCGAGAACATTCTTTACTGGAGAAATGGTTTGAATCATCTTTCCAGGCTTTACAAGAATGTTGCTGTTGATTGAAGCAAAATTCTTTAGAAGTTCCAAAGTTGTTTTAGAGAGTTTTACTGAGTTCATAATTTTGGTGTCCATTATATTTCCTTTTTCACTTGAGTATCATTACTCTTGTTCATCATTGTACTTTGAAATATCATCCATGTCAAATCCTCCTTGGACATAATCTCGGAGATTTTGATTGGCGGTTCTTCTTTCGTTTCGCCTTTTATTTCTCTTCATTCCTCGGTCGGGATAATAATCGTCTTCTTCTATGAAGTTCTTAAATTTCTTAGGAGACTTCTTACCCCTTTTATCATTTTTCACTTTAGAATTCCTCTATGTGTTCCATTAGATTTCTGAGTTTGTTCTTGATAAAGTAATTGAATATTTTCGACTTATTACCAACGACAGGCTTTTCCCACTCATTTTTAATATCTTCGTTAATCCAATCAGGAACTCTTTCAAAGTCAACTAGTGACTGGTTTCTATCCCAGTTTCTTTCGTGACCTTTGGGTAATTCACCGAATGTAAGGTCTTCGGTTATTTGTGTCATTACCTTTTCAGTCAATCTTTTCTGCCTTTTCTCTGGATTGATAAAGGTATCATCGTCGGACAAAATATTCGGAATTCCATCCGAACTATCACCTCGTATAATATGTTCGGTTAGAAATTCTTGCGGGTTTTTGCAAACAATTTTCTTTTTAGTTCTTGGACTATACTGTTCAATATTCGAATATCTTTGTAGTTGCTGAAAGTCCTTGTCGGAGGAGATAATCAGAACTTTTTCTTGTGTATGGTGCTTCTTTGCCAACCACGCAATTATGTCATCTGCTTCTGCACGGGGAACAAGCATTACTTTGTATGGAAAGTTTTCAATTAACTCGTCCCTGACATTTTTAATTGCATTGAAAATATTAGACCAGTCAGTATCAGACTCGTTTTGCTTTTTCTTTCTTGCGGCTTTATATTGTTCAAATATGTCCTTTCTCCAGTAATTACCGGCATCAAAGGTCAGAACAACATCACCATACTTTTTTCCAAATTGGTTTTTGAATAGACGAACGGAGTTCAATGTAATATGTCTTAGCATATCCTCATTGATATCTTCGCTGTTTTTTGTGTATGCAAATACATTTGCAAGCACGACTTGGTTCATGTCAATTAAAATCATTTACTTAATCACTTTTACTATCACGGTGTTTCCATTGACTCTACCCTTTGCGGTAGTTTCTTTGGTCGTTAGTGTTTTATACTTATTATTTATAGCACGAATTCCAGAATTGACACAAACATCTAGGAAAGACTTAGGTTCTCTTAACTTAATCTGCTTTGACTTCTTTTCATCAAAGCCAACAATCGTGGTTCCCTTCACCGAAAGACCATCCACCAACTCTGAAGATTCTAGTATTGTAAGAGTTCGATATTTTTCATTGAACAGAATTACTTTATTTGCACCAATAATCTTTCTTGGGTCAACCGAAGAAACGCCATATTCATCTGACTTTTCACAATACTTAAGTTTCTTGATAATCTGTCCGGGCGTTCTACTCTTCTTTCTTCGTGGTTTCCGAACAGCCTTCACCAGTTTAGAATGTTCGTTACAAGTATCGGTAATTGTTTGAATCAAATCTCTGTACTTCTTTAGTTGTGGTCGGGTAAGAAAATCATAACCTTCCATAAGTTGCTCACACTTCTTATCGTAAGCATCTTTGAGTTCTTGAAGTACAGGTTGAAATTCTTCTGCAATCATGGCAGACTGAGCAGACTTTACGTTATTGTTCTTAAGCCAGTTTGCGATATCAAAAGTAGGTTTACTTTTAATTGAGTTTAAAAATCTATCAGTCTCAATATTGAGTTTTTCCATATACTCATTGACTTGATTCTGCATACGTTCTTGGATGGTGACAACAACCTTTTCTGGTTTATTCTCATCCTTCAAATCTCGCTCCGCCTTTTTTGACTTACCAACACGAATTAAAGATTCGATATTCTTATCAATAGTATTTTGCCAATTAGGTGGAGCATCACAATCTGCCTGTGTACAGATTCTGCAACATGGTGCGACCATCTCGAAATTAAAAGAATTTCCTTTTTGTGCAAACTCAATATCTTCTTTATCGTACTTTTTCCATTTCATGTAATCGGAAACCCACTTCTTCTCCTTAGAGGTTGTGGGGTGTACGATTGTACGATATTTGTTCACACAAGAAAAGAATTCCCACTCAAGGTCTTGTGCAGTTTGGTCAAAGAGTGGCTCTTGTGCAATAATTCTTGCTCGTTTTTTACTCATGACAAAAGTATACCATGCTCATCTAAAAATGCAAGTCTAATCTACAACCCATTCGGAGTAAACTTCCTGCCTATTTCCCTCATGCAGTGGCATACGATAAACTGTTTTTCTGATGCCGTAATTATTTTCTTCAAGACACTTCAATCTTCTTCCTTTTGTCATGTCTTTAAGTGGCTTCATATCAGTTTTTCGTCGTTCTTCGTTTACTGCAATTAAAAAATTGTTTTCATCTTCCCAGCCTATTGCTTCATCGTAAGCAAATGTGATTCTATCACCAACTTCATAGTATGGAAGAATCATAGGCTGTTCAAAATTAAAGAACCGAATGCCCCTATATTCTGGAAATTCGTTATGCTTAGATTTTGCATAACCTTCAATTCCTATGAATTTTTTTTCGGGGGAGACATGAAACTTCTGCCAAGAAAACTCCATGTCTCTTTTTGCCTTTTCGCCTATGTGTGTTATGGTCTGACCAGTGTTCAATTCAATAATTGTTTGACCCTGCCGGTCTTCCCCACAAAGAAGATAATCGCTTCCACCATGACCTTCTACGAAAACAAAGGGAAATTTGTCACTATCTCGTTTAATTGTATGTAAGATTTTTTTATTACTAGAGTCTATTACTTTCCCTAGTGTATAAGCCCAAAATCTATCTTTAACCTTGAATACGACTGGAGTGATTTGAATTTGGTATTTACCTGAATCTGAGTGAAATGTTTTTCTTTTATCATGGAGATATTTTCCTTTGTTGAATTTGCTTTCGACTTGTCTTCTTTTTTGTACATACCAATCTTCTCTGACGTTATTCATGGCTCTAAACCTCCTCCTGTTCCTACAACCAGAGATTGCCATTTCGGGCTTTTTCATTCCAATTAACTCAAGTAACTTCCTCCAGTTTCTTTGCATTGTCAAGTGTCTCAATAAGAATTTTAAATGCTTCATATGGGTCTACATTTGCTGATGGTCGTCTGTCTTCATAGTAACCCTTCCAACCATTTTCAATGGTATGTGCAGGAACTCTAATAGACGCACCTCTGTCTGCTACACCCCAAGAAAACTTTTTAATGTCTTGGGTTTCATGCTTTCCTGTTAGTCTTTCTTCGTTTCCATCACCATATTTATTAATATGTTCTTGGTGGTTTTGACGTAGTGATTCACAAATGTTACCACACAAATCAGCACTCCCCTTTTCTCGGGTTTCTTTTGTGCTAAAGTTGATGTGTGCGCCTGAACCATTCCAATCACCCTTCAATGGCTTTGGTTGCAAATCAATGTAACAATCGAATGTTTCTGCAACCCGCATCAAAAGATATCGAGAAATCCAAAGGTCATCTGCGGCATCTAATGGACTTTGGTGTGCAAGTTGATATTCCCATTGACCGGGAGCAACCTCAGCGTTAGTTCCAAAGAAAGGGATTCGGGTTTGTTGACACATTTCTGCGTGTAGGTCTACGATTCTTCGGCAAGTAGCATCAACTAAATTAGAACCAACACCACAGTAGTATCTTCCCTGTGCTTCACTGTTTGAATCCAAACCAATTACATTTCGAGTTTTTGCATCTCTAATGAAAAACTCTTGCTCTACAGAAAATTCTGGTTCTTCGATTTTGGTTTTCTTCAACGCATCAACAAGTTCGTCTCGGGTATTTGTTCCAATAGGATTACCCGACTTATCTCTTACATCACAGAGAACAATAAATGATGCCATTTCACTCTGTTCAAGTGGATTGTGATAAATCTTGACTGGGTGTAAGTACAAATCACTATTATCTGTTTCCGCCTGTCCGGTGCTAGAGCCGTCGTATGACCAAACAGGACATCGTGCTAAAATTTCATCACGACTAAAACCAGCAGATTGGGACATGTCCAACTTCCAGTTTTCATATCTGGTCTTCATTCGGATGTTTTTGGTTTTATCGCCGTCTAACCAAACATATTCAAACTTCAGAATCATGTCTGAAATGGCGTTCATTTGATATTCTTGTTCCATACTATTCTCCATTATTTTTTAAATACTAAAACGGGTTCAAATTTGAGGTATTCACCATTGACTCTACAAAAGTTTTTACACTTTGGTTTGCCATCTTCGTCCAGTCGGTTCTGACCGGGCATACCTTCTAAACCCATCTTTAGGGTGTATAGGTATTTCATTCCTAACTCCTCTAGTATATTTATAGAATCTTGTTCTAGAGGAAGGTAATTTTTACCAATTTTTATGTCAGCAATATTCCAGAGCATATATCTGTCATCTTTAAGCCAGTTATAACATGTCTCTAAGGTTGGTCGAAGAAATCCTTCCACCCATGAATCATACGACGACCCGTATTTTTTGTACGACTGAGATTCATCCTCGCTATATGCCTCTCTGTTGAAATAAGGTGGTGATGTGAAGATGAGGTCGAGTTGTCCTTTATATTTTTGGAACTCGGGATGATGTTGTATTTCTTCCGAGCCTTCTTTAAATATCTCGTAACTGTTTGTTTCGGAAAAGAAAGGATTTCCTCGATAAGTTTTGGTGTTATAGAAATCAGCGAGAGCAGAGTAACGAGAGCCATTC